CCGCCATCGCAATCGATGACACAAAGTTTTGAACGGTTGCCGCATCAGCCACGGGCGTCGCCACATCGACCGCAGGCTCAACAACCGCAGTTTTAGCGACCGACGGCATTTCCATTTCGATCCGTTCAGCAGCCCCACCAATCGAGAACCCTGTGATCTCGCCCTTCTCAACCATTTCCCACGCCCACGGCTCCCACACCACACCCAGCAGCACAGTCCCCGCAGGATATGTGACCTCACCAACAGCGCCATTCGATTTGTACATCGGTACCGTCCACTCGTACGGGAGCGTGATCGCTTCCACCCATTCGCCAGCATGCTCGACATTCGCGTCTTGCGTGTGCTGCAAACGGATTTTGCGATCACCAGACTTCACATAATCCCACAACCCTTTCTGCAATTCGACGGCATCCGTCCACTCGTTTTGGGAGTCATACTTGTCGGGGATATACCACGGGGCCAACGTGAACCGTTGCGCGGCAGACGCCTTCAACATTTGCGTAGCGGACGGTGGCGCTAACTGTTTAGCGATCCGTGCACGATCATGATCGAGGTGCGCTTTAACAGCCTCCGCGATCTGCACAGGATCAACTTTCCCGTTAATGCTCATGACCACACCGCCACTCGCTAAAGGCTCAGACGGCAACTCGTACACCTTCGCCGTTTTCAGCACCCGCTCGCCATCCAAGACGACAACACGGGCCATCACAACAGGTTCAACGGCCTCAACGAGCACCGTTTCGATGCGCCCTGATTCGTGTTCCCGAGTTAAAAGATCGCCGACCCCAACATCCATGCCTAGTACACTACATCATCGCCTAGACCGTCATCGACGGGTTCAGGGTCGCCTTCAATATCCCAATCAATATCAGCACCGTCGCCGACACCCATTTTCAGATATTTCTCACACAACCAGTGCGCCGCATAAAACCGTTCCCGTACGTCATCCGAATAAAGATCGGGTGACACGACTTCGGTGCCTAGCACAGTCAACGATTTGGGGACAGGAATATCGACAGCGAAATCGGCGAACGCTTCAGGGCGCAAAACCCATACACCGTCAACCCATTCGGCGTGCGCTTCCGAATATTCCCCCGCGTAAGCATCAATTTTCATGACCCTGCCTTCAACTGTGTCGAAGCCGCTAACAACCCGAGCGTGAAAGCCACATGCGATTTGTCCGCTGTGTGGCCATACATCAATGCTTCCATCCCTGTCGTAAAGATTTCGTACACCGAACCACGGTTCCCACCATACGATTTGCCTGCATACTTGTTCTCCCACGCGTCCTTGACTGCTACCTCATGCTTCTTGTAGCCACGGTACCCTGTCAACTTGGATAGCCGCTGAGTCAGTTCATTGCCCCGCCGCGAATGATAATAGGCGGACTCCAACGACCGTACGACAGGGTTCGTGTATTCGACGCCGTGCGTCAACTCGTGCAGCAGCGTCGATTTCCATGCCGACTCGCTTTTCATGCCGCCTCTAGTGACCGTCAACTGCACTTTCCCGCCACCCATGTTACGGGCGTGAGCACGACCGTTTTTGATGTTCATCATGATCGACAACGATGGAGGCGTCTGCGTGCCAGCGTACGAAGTCCGCGATGGCTCACCTAAACTTTCAGTCCCCGCAAGAAACACGCTCGGATGGAGCCGTACCTGTTCGGCGAGCACCTCTTCGTACCCTTTCGGGCCTTCCACAATTTTGACTTCACCACCCGCAGCAAACTTGACACCCGCAGCCTCCAGCACTGTTCGTGCCGCTTGTTGACGGACAGACGGCGTTAGAAGCATTTCGCCGTCACGCATCTGTCGCCCGACGGCACGACGTTCCGCTTCCAGCCCTGCGTTTGCGTCGACGACTTTCGCTGCTTCGGCGAACTTTGTCAACTGGTTCTCGAACTTGCGGCTTGATACAAGTTCCCGAACAGATTCCAAATACACTCGCTCAAGAACCGCAGGTGTCGTGTACTGCACTGCCCGCCCATGAAACCATCCTTCTGGTTCGTGTTCGTCGACTCTGCGTGTCCCGTCCGCACGCCTGTACGCCGACACTTGTTCGTCGGTCAACCCTTTGACATCCGACGGCGACAGCACGCCTGTCCTGACAGCATCTTTTATCTTGTTGACGAAATCAAAAACCGCGAACGTTACGACCTGACCGTCTACTTCCTGTTTATATCGCATCGGGAAACCAACATCAACATCAGTGACGGCTGTCGGTTTCCCGAGAGGGTCAAGTTCCATAATGCGTTCCCACGCCTTTTGGGATGCGTCACGCCTGTAGGCGCCACCGCTTTGTAATTTGCGTGAAGCAACATGCAAAGCCTGCCTGTCGGCGTCAAATTTCTCGTTCAATTCGGCGTACCGTGCCCGCGCCACACCAAGATCAGCAGTACCACTGCCTGTCAGCCGATCTATTTCCCTCTGCATCGCCGACTGCAACAGTTCGCCTGCCGCCACAACTTTGCCCGCGATAGCCATCTCCGTATCATTCGACTGCCCGCCGCCCGCATATGTCGAACTAGTGCCGATCGCAGCGGTCATAGCGCCAACCAGATCACCATTGAACGTGTCAGCCAAAATCTGTTGAGCGGCAGCGATCGCTTTCGACGACGACAATTTTACGGGCGGCGTCACAACGACAGGTATCACCACTTCGGGCTTCGGTGGCGTAACCGTCCCTTTCAACGACGCCTCGTGCCGCATCGCCAGACGACGCACCGAGCCGCCGTTCGCATAACCGAGTTCCTTAGCGATCGTTTCCCACGACTTACCGCTTTGACGCATCTCCCATGCATGCTTATCTTGATCGGGTGTCGATCCACTATCACCACGACCCGCACCGTTTGCGTCCACCCATTGATTACCTCGGAACGGATGGCCGACGAAGTCACCCTTCTCGACACCGTCGTACCGATACACGGTCAGATCAGCATCCGCAACCCGATATCGACGCACGTCAACGTCAGGCATCGTATTTGCCTTCAATCACGATCGTCCCATCGACCACCGATCTTCCAGTCACCGTGAACGCTGCTCCGCGTGGCACCACGATCTCCACCCCCAGCGTGTAGCCAGCGACGCCGAGTTCATCGGCTTGATCAGTATCGTAAATACCGTTCTTCTTGGCAATGTCTTTATACATTCCTACTGCGGACTCAACGGCCAACGCTGGACGGCCTTTCGGGATAGTCAATTTCAGAATGACCGCCACAACGGTTTCGTCCCGTTTCCCGCCACCCATAGACGACTTCTCCGAAAACGACGACGCGATCATTGGGTTCAACGACGTGGACTGAAACCCCGCGTCGGCCACGACATCGCCAACCTGTACGGTAGCCAAATTCCCGTCAACACGTGACACCAAGTCGTCCTCGACGCCACGGAACACGACGACATCCCGATCGAACGATGCACCCTGCAACGCCTTGTCCATGCTTTCGACGCTGTATTTTATGCGGGCTTCCGACGGGTTAGCGTCCTGTAGTCCTTGAACGTATGTTTCCCCACTCCCCTTGTCGGATGCCTCCAGTCGGAGATACTTGTTTATGTCCTCGAAATACAATTCGGACAGGTAATCGGCCATCCCCATCTGCACATCCCGTGCGTAACGGAGATGGCCCTGCTGCTCGTGAAGGAACATCACCATCCCGCTCTCGTCAACGTCGAACTGGAAGTCGACGTCGTTGAAGCCTGCACGGAACGCCGACCCCAAATAGTGGGTAGATGAATTCATAGACGGCGAAGCGACGGCCACCTGATCACCACTCGGGGCTCCCCTACTGGCCCCACTCGCGTCCGCGTACTGGTTCCCGCGAAACGGATGCCCGACGAAATCACCCTTAAACATGACCGTCGGATTAAATTTGACGACAGGAAACGGTGGCATCGGCACAGGTGGCGCGTCACTGACAACAGTAAACGGATCGCCCATCCCCGATTTGGCTTTGAACCTGCTTCGCGTAGTGACCGTCCGACCTTTATAGATGCCACTAGCGACCGTGTACTTGTATTCCCAAATGTCGCCGTCTACCGCCGTGATCACCAGATCGGGTGCCGCCAACATTTCCTCAAACTTGGCGACAAACTTGGCTCGCATTTTCTCTGCAGCCTCGGGTGTGTGATGGTTGCGGGCGAACTCGTTCGAATATGACGTCACCTGCCCTGTTAGCCGTATGGCGTTGTGAAACAGTTTTCTGCCATCGGGAAGTGTTGATTCGATTATTACGCCGCCGCGCATGTCGTGCATCATTCCAAGATCGGCATGCCGCACATCGTCCATCGCAATAGACATATTCGCGGAACGCTCTATCCGTTCGTTACGACGATCCATTTCCGAGTAGTCATAAGATTCGGCACTGTACGGATTGAAATCGGCGCCATTCGACGGCAAGGAACCTGTGACACCACGCACCGCTTGACTGGCGCCGCCTCGGCTTGCTCCGCTCGAGTCTGCGTATTGGTTACCGCGAAACGGATGCCCCACGAAGTCACCCTTCAACAGGTCGTCGAACTCGTCGACGACTTCCACATCCTTTCCCTGCACCAACTCCTCAAAATCGCCAACCAGTCGCATCGCCAACATCATCAACCCCCACCAACCTGCACGGTGTACACAGGTATCGCCCCATCTTTACCGACGTGTGTCACAACGAACGTCGTGTTCGGGGGCAGCACCAGTTCGTATTCGTCCTCAGTCAACGGCAGCACGCGTGTACCTTTCGCCACATTCATCTTGAGCAGCACCCCCATACGGGCAGGCAGAGGACGCCCGTATTCGGCACGTGGTTCAGAGTATTGCTGTCTAGAAGCGAACCCTTCCGCAATATCCCGTTCAGTCGATGTGGACTGAAAACCTTTCGCCGTGAACGTTTCCCCAACTTTCAACGACAATTTCGTGAGCAGGCGCATCCCGCGATACAGCACCGTGTCATCAGGAAGGGCGACTGCGTTGCGTGTGAACGCGCTAACCATTGCGTCGGCGTTCGCTTTCGACTCGGGCGATGTGTCTGTGCCGCGCAGAGACGAGTTGACCCCAACATAGACTTTCGGATCTATTATGTAACCCGAGGTAGTGGCCCAATCCTTGTTCGACCATGAACTGCGTGATGTGGCCAATAGTTCGCGGCTGGTCGCGTTCGACATCGGTTTGCCGACAATGCGTTTGATTCTTGGTTTGCTGGCCACCGCCGACCCTGCGCCACGACCTGAACCCGAAGCATCTACCCACTGGTTACCACGAAATGGATGGCCCACAAAGTCGCCCTTGATCAGCACCGTCGGGATAAACACCCACGCCGCTTTCCCGAAGTCTTGCTCCCTGTCAACAGCGATCGCGTCACGGCGTTCAACACGAATACCTGCCTTCTTCAACGCATTTAGCATCGGCGTTTTGACAGGGCCAGAGATAACCACATAGTCGATGTCAGACACTTGAACCCCGCCACGGATCTGTGCCTCAAAATATTGGCGCCCACCCTTAACCCTCAAAGTGCGAGCCGACCTCGGACTCGTCAACGGCACAGAATTAATGTTCTGCCCCAACGAATCACCATCCGTGAACGATGTCCGTTCCCGCACTGCAGGCTTCAACACCATCAACACATCCCCATACTGTGTGTTGCCGCGTTCACGCGGAAGTTGCACGCCACCAACCTCAACCATCCCGTATACAGGACGCATCGAAGGATCGACGTCAGGGTGAATACCCATCGCTGCGGCTTCCCACTGTGAACGAACCTGCAAATTAGACAGCCCGCCCGACCGTTTCGACTCGAACTGTGTTTTGAACCGTCCGTCGCGCAACAACGCAGCGACTTTTGCAGCGGGCATCGTGATCGACACGGCAGCGTCCTTAACAAAGTCCTCTTGCGCGTCCAATGCCTGCGCGTCCCCGAAACGGTCGGTACGCATCTCGTGATAGCCAGCCGTCTTTTGAACGATGTCCCCAGCGGCACGTTTCAGCAACGCGAGTCGTTCCCCAATCTGATCATCAGGCACATATTTAGCGACAAGTGACCGTGTGTCGATGTGGATGCTGTTGTCAACGATCGGAACGCCAGCGTCGGTAATGATTTTATTGTAGGCGGCGAGTTGTTTCGACTCCGTGTCGTTGAGCGTTCCTTTCAACTCCTTACTGCGCAGATCGCCAATCGCCGACCCGTAAAGGCTTCGATCATTCCCGCGAGGTTTCCCGACACGTCGTTCCGTGTAATTGCTTTCCTCTGTGAAATAGACTTTGTGAAGCGCCTCATCGAAGGTGTTAAAGAATCGGTTGTACACATCGGCTGCCTCGTGCATTAACCGTCCGTCCTCGTTGCGGGACGTATGGTCATACCTGAATTCGACAAGACGGTATGGGCCGCTCCCATCAGCGTGGAGCGCCAACTCGCTGCTAGTTATGGCATCCAGTCCGAGACCTTTTGCCATCTCTAACCGAACAAGGTATAGGGCGTAGTTCTGTTGAATCTGAAACGTCAGAGATGCGTCCAGCAACGCGGGCACAGCCTCAACGGTGTCGCGTTCATTGAACGCCGACGCCGATGCATTCGGGTTCGCTTCCTGCCAGCCTTGCCGTTCGTCGGCGAGCAACGACGTGTAACGTCGCGCCGTCTCAAGATACGCGTCGAGCGCGGCACGTGTCGCTGGCGGGAACGTCTGATGGTTTAACGGCCCATAAGGACGGCCTGTCGCTTTCGCCACCGCCACGTCGTCGGTTGGAGTTAACGCCACCCCGACTCGGCCACCTCCGCTCACGTCGTCCGCACGATCACCACTCGACAGCCCTCGGCTCGCACCTGAAGCGTCTGTCCATTGGTTACCCCTAAACGGGTGCCCCACATAGTCGCCCTTCAAGACGACAGTCGGAGCAAACATCACCAAAGGCACACACCCACACTACTTGACGACACGCGAGCCACTACTCGACAGGCACCCACACATCCATACTACGCGTCATCAAATCATCGACATTCGACACATCAATTTCCGTTCCATCAGCCGACACAATAACCCCGAACCAAATCGGATCACCACCATCAACCAAACGCGACCCGAGCGCATACAAAAGGTCATCTCCCGACTTTGCGATCAACGTGCGTGCCACACCCATAGCGTACGCTCAGTACCCGAGCCGTGCACGCGCATCCTCGACAAAGGACACAACCTGCTCGATCGGCGTAACAATCAACACAGCCCGACAACGACAATTCGGGTGAGCGGGCGGCATCACTACCCCAACCTCGGGGAACTCTGCCCAAATCGGGGCCTGCACCCCGTCCAACGGTTCACAAATCGGACACACCTCAGTTTTCGACGACACAAACTCGGGTGCGGTACGCCACTCCTTCACCACCTCATCGGGATTGAACAAACCGTTCTCGGCGGCTTGCTGCCAACCTAAATAGCGACCCTGATTTTGGGCTGTCGCCAATTCGGTGCGGGCAATGTTGCTGGCCCGCGCTTTAATAAGCCTCGCCGAATATTTGTCTGCCAAATCCTGTGCCATTTCTTCGGCGTCAAACGGATCGACACCCTTCCCAATCAACGTGTTGTACGTTTCGTTATACGAGTTATCAACCGCTTTCTGCCAACGGTCATGCAAACCGACACTGCGCGATATCTCGTTAGCGGCCTGCCGACGCGACAACTCGCCGTTCAACAATCGTGCCGTCACATCCGACACTTTGTTACGGATCTCATCGGAGATCTGCGTGATCAACCTCCCGCCACGTATCCGCGCCCACTCGATGGCACGCGGATCAGACGAATCGAAACGGTACCCGATCGCCCGTTGGTTGGGCATTGACGCCCATTCCTTCGCCCCCGTTTTAATCACCTCCGACGTCAACAGATCAACAATCGGCCCGATGTCAGCGTTCCTGAACGCCTCGTCCATTACACGGACTGCGGCATCGATCGACGTACGAATTGATGCCGTCGCTGCAGCGATCGACGTATGGCGCCGCAGCAACGCGATCGCGTCAATCAAGTTTTTAGCGAAGATGGCTTCAAACTCTGAACTGAACTCGCCTGACCGCCATCCCGCTTTCTCGATCACCTCACCGCCAGTTCGCCGTTTCGGGGCGGGAACCGACCTGAACGTCATTTCGGGGCGACAGGCTTTGCGGCGGGCTTCACCATCAGTTTCGGCGATTTAGCAGGCGCCACGTTGCCCTGTGCGGCGGGTTTAGGAGCCGACTTGGGTTGTGGAGCCCCACCCGCTTTGGATGGCTGAGCCTCCGAATTGTTCGGCATTGGTGGGACACCGACCTTCGAATTAGGGTCGCGCTCAGGGAGCCCCGCGATGAGCCGCAAATATTCGTCCAAACTGTCATCGACTACCATTGCACCCGACGCGGCTGCTTTTTGAATGAAGTCGGCGAGGACACCAAGATCGACGTGTTCAAGTTTCCCGACCGTGATCTCAGGTGGCCGTGCGCCGTCCATCCCGTTCAATTCGAGTAGACGCGGAATGGCATGCTGGTTGAATGTTTCGGCGATCCCTAACGCGATCTGTCCGATCGACGCCATAAACAAATCGATTTTCGACGAACCCAAAGCGAAAGACCCTGTCGCGTCATGCCCTAAGAACAACCAGTCGGCGAGAAGTGTCATCACCATCCGTTTCTCGTAACGGGTAATAATTTTGTCGGTGTCGAACTGACGGTTCCCGCCTGCGGTTAACAGTTTAAAATCGTACAACGGCTTCCCGTTGGCGTCATACGACATTGGGAACACGATGCCTTCGTTTTCGTTACGTTTGACGCCGCGCACCATTTTCTTGACGGCCTCCAACGTCGCTTTCTGCACAGGAGTCGCGTTCGATGACAACAGTTCGGGCGGCACGTAAGCGATGGGCATTCCTGCGAGGTCACGTTCCATGCCGATCGCTTCAATTTCTTCGATCACCTTCTTGAATCGCCACGCCCGATAAGCGTTACGGAGCAACGATTTACCTTCAGGGTTATTCTTCGCCGACGACGCACGGAACAGTAAGGCTTTCTCGATCGGGATGACAACCAATGGTTGCGCGTTCGGGTCTTGCTGCTGCAAACCCTTAACGCCGCCTTTCTCGTCAAGTTCCCACCCGAACGTCGTCTCCTGTGCCCTCAACGCAATTTTGCGCCACCCGAACTTGCCGTCGTTGAACGCCGAATACTTTGTAGGATCGTTGGTGGCTCGGCCTCCGCGTTTCTTGTAAACGATTTCACAGAACGCATACCCGTACGGGATAAACGTCAGAATCCCTGAAAGTGTCGTCTCCCACGAGTCCGACATATCATACATGCAGGACTCCACGAACTTCGCGGTGTCCTCATCGGTTTTCGTTGAGTTCCCGTCATCATCTTTGAAGGGTTCAACACGCCAGTCGATTTGTATGGTGAGCCGTTCAATGGCGAACACTGCGGCCCCGAGCACAGCCTCGTTGTCAACCATTTCCCTAAACGTTTTGGCGCCCTGCGAGCCTTGTAGTTCGTGGATGAATTCATCGATGATGACGGTACCCGTGTGCTTGACGCCCGACGTACCGATTTCGTAAAGGTTGTCGAATGCGACGGCCACAGGTTCGTGGGCTTTGGCGATGGGTGTGTCACTCATGCTTCTGTAGCCGACCGTTCGATCAGCACTGCAACCAGTTTCAACGATTGATCCTCGTTGAATCCTACCTGTTGTAGGGTGAGGAACGTTTCGTGGAACGCTGTGGCCGCAATCATCAGCGGGGTCATCACCACCACTTCAATCTCGTTCGACTCGGGCACGCCCCGAGTGTAGCGCACCGTGTTGCGGCACTCTACGAATTCGGGTTCCTAACCATCCAGTCTTGGTGGTCGGCGACAATAGCATCGATCTGTTTCCACAGTGTCGGGAAGTGTTTACGTGCACTGTTTACGACGTTCTGATGGTAGCGAGGGTTGCTGCCTTCGTTGACTACGACTTGCACTAGCCGCTCGGCGACTAGCGAATCAGGATACCAACGAGCACGGCCACGCCTCCCCGCGCCGCCTCCACCGCCAGTA